TATAGATACACCAATATTAGTATCACCACCAGATGCAGTAAGAGATGGTTTATTTCCTGTGGCTGCGTTTGCATATGTTAATTGATTAACTGCTGAACTTGTAGCTGTTAATAAAAATAATTCATTACCATTTGTATCTAAAATAGATGTTCCTATTTTAGGTGATGTTAATGTTTTATTTGTTAAAGTTTGTGTTCCACTTTCTGTTACTGTTCCTGATGCATCTAAAGTTAATTCTTTTATATTAGGATTTGTTCCATCGTCAGCAGTTGCAAAAACTAATTTATCACCTTTATCTGTAGCTGAAAAAGTTACAGAACTTCCTGATCCAGAAGCATATTTAAACTGAACTGTATATGCACCAGAGCTAGAGTTTCTTAAAAAATAAAAATTTTGTACATCTAAAGGAATTGTAACAACTGCATTACCAGATAAAGATCCAGTAAATTCTATCATTCTGTGAGATAATACAGCTCCAGTTGATCCATCTGAAACAGATAATGTTACTGTTCCACCACTTGTTAATGCTTGTTGTGTAAATCCACCAGAAATTTGTTCTATGATTTGTAAATTTGTATTAGTCTTCGTACCCCATGTTCCGGCATTTTCTCCGGTTGCTTGAAGTTCTATACCTAACGGTGTATATGTTGATGCCATAAATTTTTATCTCCTATGCAGCGTCACTATAACTTGTATTTGATCCAGTTGCAACATCCGAATAAGAGTCATTCGAACCTGTTGAAACATCACTATATGATGTATTTGATCCAGTGTCAACATCACCATAAGCAAATATATCAACAGTTCCAATATTAAATGATGCTGATTGACCAGTCAATCCAACCTGCATATCAACAACTGTAATTGATCCAACACTAGCACTAAATGATACACCAGTTAATCCTAATGACATATCATTAGGATCTAAAGTTCCAACACTAGCTGTAGCTGATTGACCTGTTGGTTGTGCTAATGCACCACCTAGTCCAACAAGAGAACCTTCTTGCGCCTCGATTGATAAACCACTAACTATAGCAGTTGCATTTGGTAAGGTTACAGAACCTAAACTTGATGTTACTAACTGTCCAGATAATGTAACTTCTTGTTCTGATATTGCTCCAGCTGTTCCTTGTGAAGAAGTTATAGACAATCCTGAAGGTTGAACTGTTTGATTAGGTGCTTTTGCAGTTCCTTGAGAAGCAGTTATAGATTGACCTGTTAAACCAATTGTTAAGTCATTAACACCAGGAGCACCTATTGCTGCAGTTATAGATTGACCTGTTAAACCAATTGACATTTCTGTTGGTGAAATAGAACCAACAGAAAAAGTTGCTGACACTCCATCAAAGCCAACTCCTATGTCTGGTAAACTTATTGAACCAACAGATGCAGAAAAAGATTGACCTGTTAAACCTTGATGAACATCGTCAACGGTTACAGATCCAACACTAGCTGAAATAGATAAACCAGATGGTTGAGCAACAGCGTCTTTTAATTCACCCCACTCGTCTTCACCCCAAGACTTTGCGCCCCAACCTGTTTTTAAAGTTACAGCACTATTCCAATTAGCCTGTCCCCAGGTTAATCGGCCCCATCCTGAAGTCACCGACATGGTTGACCTCCTATGCTAATCTGATTATCGCGTTACTTGCGTCTGCTGCTGGAAATTCTATTTTAAAAGTTCCATTACTTGCTGTTTTGTCACCACCGAATGCGATGATAGCAACAGCATCAGTTGTTCCTGAACCACCATCTGTTGTAGTGTTATAAATCATTGCTCCGTTTGCAGTAAAAGATGCAGAAGAATAAGTTACATCTGCAAAATCAACAAAAGCTGTTGTTGATGATAAAGATACACCATTGTTTGTAAGTGTAGCACCACCTGCAGAGTATGCAGATCCAGATGTATTAGATATTTCGTTTGATGTTGAATAATCAGTAGTTGCTGCACCCAAAGAAGCTGAACTTGTAAAAAGAGCAATCTTAAAAGTGTGTCCACCTGAAGATTCAAAACTGTGTTTACCTTGTAAAAGTTCTTGTTTAAAACTTGAACATATTGCTGATGATATTGCCATAATTTTCTCCTACGGGTTTGCTGAGTTAATTTGTAAACGAACAGCGCCATCAGTATAGTCGTCTCTTCGTCTTCTACCAACTTGCTCTTGAGCAAACTTCTGTACCTCTTGTTTATATTTATTTTCATAAAGTGTCAACATATCTATTGGACCTTTTAAAAATCCATATGCCTCTGATAAACAACAATATAATAGCCCATTTGGAAAATTCATACTAATGTAATTAGTATCATCATTTTCTAATAACGCTGGCGCTTTGTTAAAATGAATTCTAAATCTATATGTAGTATTTGGTGTAGGAGCTAAAAATATTCTACCAGATGTAGTATCTGATTCTCCTGTAGCACCACCAAACATAGCATAATATTTAGGTTGACCTTGAGCAGCCGCTGTCCCTGTAATATCTTGATACTCTTGAAGATAAGACATATCTTTTTTTTCTAAAAATCTGTTAGCTCCTGTAGTAGCTGATCCATTTGTATCATATACTTGTATGGCTCTAACAAATACACATCCTGCTGGAGCATTTATAGATTCTTGTCCAGCAACAAAATTACCTAATTGTTGTTTTCTATCTGCATCAATAGGCACATCTCTAAAAATTCTATATTGTGCATTTAAAATAATATTTTCTAAAACTGCATCTGTTAATACATTAGAGTCTGTTTCAGTATAACTTCTTATTTGTGTTTTTAATCCTGATGCACTTAATCCAGCCATTATTCAGATTCCTTTTTATGTTTTTTATTTATTTTATCTATTTTATGATTTTTAACTTCTTCATACAGAGTAAGATGTGGGTCTTGTTTTTCTGGCACAAAAAATTTTTTAATCCAATTCCAAATTTTATTTATCATGGTGTTATTGTAACTGGCCCTGCAGACACAGTTGGTCCTCCTGCTTGTTCTGTTATACTAGGAGTTGAACCTAGTGTAAATGTATATTTATCTGTTGTGGTTACTGTTATGCTAAAACCTGAAGAGTCCTCGTAGGCTGTAAAAGCCACACCTCCTGGGCTTCCTCGCACGTTTCTAAATCTTACTGTATCTCCTGAAGTTCTTCCATGATTATTTTCTGTTACAGTTATTGTTGTTGAAGATGCTGTAATAGAAAAAGGATCATTACCTAACATAGCAGCAACAGCTGGTTCTGTTCTATCAGTTCTAACGTGCCTTAACGCTATTGCGTCTGCGCCATGTGGTTTTGGTTCTAACTGTGGTTGTTTTGGTTCAAATTCAGATACATGAACAAGAGATCCATTCCATTCTCTTACCATTTCTTTGTATGGAAACTCCATACCAGATCTATCTGATATTGCTTTTGAACGTTTACCTGATGCGTAATTTGCCATTATACTCCTGGATAATAAACTTTTGGTGTTATGTAAGTGCTAGAAGCAGAACCATCTTCTGCTAAAGCTCTTGCCAATTCATCTTCATACAATAATTTCATTTGTTGAACTAGTTGTGGTTGATATTTTTGAGATAAATAATATGCAAGTCCTGATACCATACAAGGCACAAATCTAAATGGTACATCAGTTGCATTCGTGTAATCACCAATGTCTTGTATTCTTTTGATGTAATAAATATGCATATCTTTTGATCCATTTGTTGAATCAGGTGTTGGATAAATACTAATGCTTACATGATCAATAAATCTTTGAACCCAATATTGATTAGGTGTACCTTTAGAAAGTTTATTTGAAAAAGCTGCGTAAGTTGATCTATCAACTTTAGTCATTGGTGAATCAGATTGTGTTGTTTGAGTTCTATTAGATCTTAATTGTGCTTCAAGAACATCGGACATTCCATATATATTTGCAGGTGTTGATACAGCACTTGTGCCATCATCACTAGATCTAAAAAATTTATATTCTGCTTGTCCTTCAATAAGATCAATATTAGTTTCAGCTATTTCCCAATAGTGAATACCTCGGTTACCCCATTCTTGAAATAAGATATTAAGAGATCTTCTAGCAGATTTTAATTGATAACCTGCTACAGAATTTAATCCAATACGTTCAAAAGCATCTTCTATTATTTCATCAATAGCAAATGTTTTGTCGAACGTTGTAGTTCCCGAAGTAGTGTTAGCCATTTAAACTCCTAGCCAGTATAACCGATAGTAACTGAAGTAGTATTAGTTAAATCTAAATATATTCCAGTTCTGCATCTGATACCACTTCCTGGAACATATATGTCAATCCCTTCAGTTCCGCAATTACCTTCGAATACTAAAGTTCCTGTTGCATCTGTTCCATCATATAATTTGATATTACTGTTAGCCACACCTTCAGCTTGAATATAAGTTATTCTAGCTGGTCCAATATATGAACCAGAAGCGTCTGTTGCTCTACCAAATCTACCGTCAGAAGTTCTACATGAAAACTGTTGGTCTGATGTTGCCATAATTTGTTTCTCCGTTAAATTAAATGTGGGGCCGAAGCCCCACACTAATTAATTATTAACTATCTGCAAAAGGTGTTGCTTCAGTACCTGTACCGATCAACACAGCTTCTACTAAATATACGTTGTCTTCAAGTGCAGTGATAGTAACTGTACTACCTTTGTCTCCACCTGTAGTTCCACCGTTCATGCTGATAACATCGTTAGTTGATGCTGGTGCAAATGTACTGTTTGTACCATCTGCAACGTTAACAACAGTTGCGTGACCAACAAATTTGTCAGTTCCGTCTGTTTTAATATCGCAATCTGTACAATCTGTGCCTACAAAAAATTTGTAGACTGCACCTAAGTGACTGTTCACATTAGGATCATTGTCGCCAGCTGATGCACCTTTGCTATCTGCTTTGATTGTTGGAAGTGTGATTGCACCATCTGCATCATTTACTTTGATAACTTTACCTGCGTGAGCAGCAAAAGTTAAAGTAGTTTCCGCTGTGATGTTTACAACCGAGTCAGGTCCCGCAGTAACAAATCCTCTTAAAGATTTTACTGGTCCTGAAAATGTAGTTTGTGCCATATTTATATCCTCCTAGTTTTCCGAATACAGTCTCTAGGCCGTCGACTATACGCGTCTATGTTCTGATTTAATGTATAGTGATAAAACTATACACTACATTTAACTAGAGCGCAAGGTAGCCTGTGATGTGAATTGAATTTATTCAACGATGTAGCTTTTTACTAAGTAGCTACAGAAACTTCGGGTGCAGCGTTGTCAATCTTATTTAACAGATGCTCTTTTTTAGCTTCTGCCATTTTGATATGGCTAATTACTTCTCTGACTTTTCTGTCAATCTTAACCATATTGAGAGTATATCTACCCTCCTTAAGATGCTCCTGCTCCCATTCTAGGTCCAGACCCTTCTTCTTCGTGTAAAGGTCGTTCAGATGTTGTTGCATCTCCATTTATAACCTCCTCATAGGTTATTCTTTTTACTCTTGGGTCATGCATTTCTCCAAGAGTCTCCCACTTTATATCATTTTTTCCTAATTTGTCAATGATAGCGTTTTCTATGTCTTGAGGAGTATCCAAAGATTCTACGGTAAAATCACCGTGCATTTGATAAGCAAATATTTGGATTCTAAATTTTTTCATATCTCACCAGTTTGTTGATAAATGGGGCCGTTTTAAGGCGGCCCCATAAAGTCTATTGATTACGCACCTTCAACGCCGAAGATACCTCTAGGGTCTGATACTCCAAATGAGTATCTTTCTCTAGCTTTGTATCTAACGTTTCCAGTATCAAAGTCGCCTTCCATTGCAGTTGTCAATGGAGCTCTTTGGAACATTTTCATTCCATTTGGAATGTCTGTAATGATGTAGAATGCATCAGTATCAGTTAGGTAGTTGTTCACTCTGTATCCTTGAGGAACCATTCCCATAGAAACGATTGCATTGATATCATTATCAGCAGTTCCAGTTCTTCCTTGAGACTTCATCAATCTCTCAGCTGTGAATTGTAGCTCAGAAGGAATAATCATTTTTACTCCTCTAGCAGCAACTCTTAAACCTCTCTCGTCAGTCATAGCCGCAATATCAATTAACGACTGCTCTAACGAAGTTTCGTTTAAGTCAGCTTGAGTAGTCAAAGTATTCTTGAAAGTACCTGCTACTGTTGGGTGTGAAGTGTTGAACAAGCTAACGCCATCACCTGAATCAAAGTTATCCGTTGAAGGAAGACCTTGAATTAGAGGTTCTACCGCTTTTACTTGTTTAGCATTACTCATAGATCTTGCTAAAGCTTTTGTATATCTAGACGCAAGTCTGTCATACAAGTTGTCCTCGATTGCTTCTTCAGTAATCGCGAACGCTAAAGCTACTGTCTCGTGAGTGTATCTAGCTGTGAAAGTCTCTTGTGCTTCATCAAATGATACACCTTGACCTTCCGCCTTCACTTGTGCGTTTGCAAAACCACTTAACATTACTTCTTCTTCAAAAGCTCTGTCAGATGATTCTGTGGCATAAATTTCAGCATGCTGATTTTCATACCTTTTATATTCCAGGCCGAATAGTGCATTCAAACCCGGCTCTAGTTCTTTAACTAGTTGTGATCGTGATATAGCCATGTTTTATCTCCTATTCTCCTATTACGATTGTAACTCAATCAGATTGATACAAACTACAACAGACCTGTAAGCGGCGTTTTCGTCGTTTTCAGGATCTTCTGCAGATCTTAATAATCTGAAGGAAGCAGCATCTGCACTTGTGTCTCCGATATCTAACGTAGCTGAAGACTTACCAGTAGTTGTACTACCAGCAGAAGTATTCATGTCATACGTTTCTAAATATCCAGATTGAGCCACAGCATCATCAGTTGCCACTACATATTGTTGTTGAGGGTTATCGAATACAAATGCATCGATATCTTCTGAGTTAGCTGGTGTTACCTGAACGTAGTAGCATAACCCGCATCGATTTTGTATTTGCCTTGACCAGCAGTTGAAGGTGTAGAACCTAAAGTGCCAGCAGCTACCAAACCAAAACCTTGAGTGTTTCTATTTGCCATAGTTGTTTCTCCTTATGTACCTGCCGTCGTGAAACGGCCTCCAGTACGGTTTATTAAAATTCAGTGATTGAAAAAATTATTTTTTCGTACCACCGAAGGTTACACGAGACTGCCTATCAACATTGATTGGCATCCTCTGGTCCTGCTCCTTAAGAAGATCGTTTGCTACTGCTTCGTTTCTCTCTTTATGACGGTTAGCCATATAGTCTTGACGTTGCTTCGCGATTTCCGTTGGTACCTTCGCAAGTAGAAGGCCACCTACCCCAACTACCCCCTTGTATTTGCCGTCTTCGACAACCGGATAATCAGATGCATTTTCTATTTCTTCAGATCTTACAAGTTCATAACCTTCTCTAATTCGTCCAGTTATGTTTTTGGTATCTTGGAAACCAATGCTCTCTGCTCTTATCCATCTGTACCTGAATCCATCAGGCGCAGGGGGTGCATCTAGAGAAGATGGTGGAAC